TTGAATTTCAAATCCCTTAATTCTGGTTACGCTGTTGGTACTGCTGGTAACAAAGCCGTTGGGCGCTCTCAAACTGTTCAGTTAATGCACGCAAGTGAGGTGGCTTATTTTCCACACGCTGAAGAACACGCCAAGGGGATTCTTCAGTCTGTCTCAAATGAAGATGGCACAGAAATAATCATGGAATCGACGGCCAACGGCATCGGAAATTATTTTTATAATATGTGGATGTCGGCAACAAGCGGTCAATCAGATTTTCAAGCGGTTTTTATCCCTTGGTTTTGGCAGTCTGAATACACTGCTGATGCTCGAAAAGATGAGAGCGAGTCACTATCAGACGAAGAGCAGGAACTATGTGACGAGCACGAGCATAACGGATTAACAAAGAGACATTTGTATTGGCGACGGCGTAAGTTGTTTGAGTTTAGCAATGACTTTGAGACAGCCAGGGAGTTGTTCCAGGTCGAGTACCCGATGACCGCGCTCGAAGCTTTCCGAAATCCTGTTGCAGACCGATTTATCAAAGCTAACTTAGTGAATCAGGCACGAAAACGCACGGTTGAATCGAATAGTCAGCTCGTTATCGGTGTTGACCCGGCTATCAGCGACCATGATAGGACTGCGGTTATTCGGCGCAAAGGTCGTTTGATGTACAGCCTTGAGACACACTTTAATATGAACACCATGGAAATTGTCGGCATGGTTCGCAGGATGATAGATAAAGAATGTCCAGCAAAGGTCTGTATTGATTGTATTGGTATCGGCGCGGGCATTGTTGACCGATTACATGAGCTCGGCTATTCGCAGGTTGAAGGCATTAATGTGGCACGTTCAGCGAGTGACAAAGACAAGTTTAAGAACTTACGTGCTGAATTGTGGCATGATATGCGCGAATGGTTGGCACAAGACATGCCGGTTCAGGTTCCAGACAGTGATGAATTACTTGGTGACTTGACGAGTTTAGGCTATAAGTTTGATAGCTCAGGCCGATTACAAATTGAGTCTAAAGATGAATTACGCAAGCGGGGTATGAAGTCTCCAGATTGTGCTGACGCTGCCTGTCTTACGTTTTTTGTCGGTGATTTTGTCGCAGAAAGCTATGATAATCAAAGGCAATTCAACGACCGTACAGCCGGAATGCTTATTTAATCTTCTCGAATCTGTCACAATGTAGAAAAGCAAAACAGGGACGAATAAAATGGCTAAAAAAGCGCATAAAATTGCAGCAGCAGCACGCGAAGCCTGCGAATCGTGGGGTAATTACTTTAAGCCCAACATTGACCAGTATCATGAGATGCACAACTTCGTTCTCGGCGACCAATGGAGCCAGGACGAAAGCAACGAAATGATTAAGACTTTCAAGAAAGTTCCGCTCACATCCAACAAACTCGGCACCATGTCAAACTCATTGCTTGGTGAGCAGCAACAGAACACACCCCAATTACAAGTTGTTCCTCTGGAAAACTGTGACGAACAAACGGCGCAACTTCGTGAGGATATTGTAAAGAATATCATCCTATCAACCGATGCAACTACGACATACCAAGTTGCAGCAGGCCAATCATTCATTGGTGGATTCGGCGCGTTTGCTTGGGTAACTGAGTACAGTCATGACAAGTCGTTCGACCTCGATATCATCCCGCAATACTTTAAAGACTCGTCAAAATGTTATTGGGACGTTGGCGCTGAAAAGATAGATAAAACAGACGGCATGGTGTGCGGATGGGTATCACGCATGACACGCACCAAGTTTCGAGAAGTGTACGGAAAAGAACTTGAGGAAAAAATAACGAACTCAAGCGGGCGAATAGCGGCAAGCAAATCAGAAATCCAAGCAGTTACGAACTCGGACGGCACCGGCGGTTTCTCATGGTCTGATGAAGATGGCATTACGATTAACGATAACTTTGTACGCAAGCAAGTCAAAGAAACGCTTTACAAGATGTCAAACGGCAAGACGTACAATCAAGAAGAAATCGAAGAATTAATGGAGAAGTCGTTACAAATCAATCGTGAGATTCAAGAGCAGCAGTTCATGATGGGCGAAGTCGCTGAGATAGATGAAGTTGAAGGCGATATATCTGCGGCTAATGAAGAAACAGAGCAAGCAGGATTCGATGAATCTTTCATGACATTGTACGACGAAGGTGAAGAAGTCACGATTGAAGACAAGCGAGAAACAAAGCGAAGCGTCATCACGCATTATAAGATTGCAGGCGACTACATATTGGAAGATAGCGAGTTTCCATGTGATGACTTGCCCTTGGTTTTTGTTGACCAGAATAGTTATTACGACAAGAACGGCAAGCAAATGTGCCGGTCGTTCTTCGGTGACGCTAAAGACACGCAGCGATACATCAATTACCTGCGCACACAATCAGCTTATATACTGAAGGTTAGCAGGTACGACCAATACATGGGCAGCAAGAAGAACGTTGCCAGTAACGATACGGCTGCGAAATGGCGCGACCCAAGCGCGCAACAAGGCATGCTTACGTATGATGAATCACCCAGTGGCGCTAAACCTGAGCAATTACATCCCCCTGAATTATCCGCAAGCCTCCAAGCCCAATATCAACTTGCGATTGAAGACCTTTACACGTGTACCGGTCTTTATCCAACACGCATGGGGAATCAGGGTTCGGAAACAAGTGGTGCGGCAATTGACGCAAGAACACGACAAGGAAGCTACACGACATATGTGGCATTTAACTCGGTCAATCGAGCCATCGCTGCCGGCGGAAACAATGTTAACAGTATGATTCCACGTGTCTATGATGCAGAGCGGGTTATGTCAGTAACCACAAGCGATGAAGGCACCAAAACAATCACAGTTAATCAGCAAAAAGATGAATATGGTGAGCGAATTGAAAACGACATCAGGAAAGGAACTTACCAAGTTAGGCTCAAGCCTGGACCAAGTTTCGAAGGCCAAAAACAACAAGCGCTCGAATCATTGCAGCAGGTATTGCAAGCGAATCCGCAGGCGTTTGAATTGGTTGCTGATTTATATGCGGATAACCTACCCTTGGCCAACACGATTGAACTTAAAAACAGACTTAAAACGCTGGTTCCGCCGGGCGTTATAGAGGCTGGGAAGACTGGTAAACCGCCAGAGCAAGAAGGACCGAAACAGCCGAGCCCTGAAGAGCAAGCCATGCAAGCTGATATTGAGTACAAACAAGCTCAAATACAAATTAAGCAACAAGAATTGCAAGTAAGACAGCAGGATTCACAAGCTAAAATAGAAATTGAGAAGATGAAACTGCAAATTGCTGAAATGGAATTAGCGGCTGGCATTGAAGAGGAACGTATGCGCTACATGGCAGAGACGCAACGAACTGAAAGTGATAATGCAATATCGCATGCGGATAACATGGTTAAAATCTTGACGCACAAAATTTAACGTAACAACGGAGTGTATTCAATGGCAACAGATGTAAGCAGTATCGATGACTTGTTGGAATCAGGAAAAAGTTTAACGCAGCCCGCCGCGCCTGAATATGAGCCTGAAGCTAAAGCACCAGAGGTTCTAGAGCTTGAAGGTGAAGGACCAGAGCAGCAGGCAGAGAAACTAGAAGAGCCAAAAGAGACAAATGTTTCACGTGAAACATCTGGGGACGAAGAAGCAGAACAAGCTCCGGAAGCTGATGTTGATGATTACGGCAACGAAAAGCCAAAAGCAAAAACATACAGTGAAGACCAGCTAAACGAACGCATTAACAAAGCAGTGCGCGACAGAATGGCTCGAATGGAGCGCAATAACCCGCAAGCAGAGGCGCCTAAGCAACAAGCCAAACCAGATTTTGAATACAATCCAGAGCCGGAAGAGTCATGGCAGAATCATCTTGAAGGTTTTGTCGAGCAAACAGTTTCAAGGATGACTTTAAAGAAAGAGCAGCAGCAACAACAGGCACGCGAACAGCAAACGCATAATGATTTCAAGGTTAAGTTTCATGAAGGCATGAGCAAGTTTAACGACTTCACTGATGTTGTTGACGCACAAAATGTAACGGACGCAATGACAATTGCAACACGAAGCATGAATGACCCAGCAGCATTCTTGTACGCAGCAAGTAAGCGTCACAGCACAGAGTTACAACGTATATCTCAATTGCCAGACCAGTACGCACAAATGGTTGAAATCGGAAAACTTGAGGAACGCATGAAGAAATCTAAACCCAGCACTAAAGCACCCGCGCCTGTTTCCAAAACACGTGCAGATTCATCTATGCCAACACAATCCAGCAAAGAGCCAACGATTGAAGATTTAATTGCACACGCAGACGCGAAACGACTAGCTAAACGAAATAACCGGAGAAGGTAGTGCAAGTTAACGACTGGGTTGACAGGAAGTTAGCCGAGATTGCAGAAAGATTACCCGAGATAATTCACTCAGACCCCGCAAGCTTCAGTTGCGGGTTCAATGCTGGTTACAAGCAGGCCGTGACGGATTTAGCGAATATATTGGGTGATATTGAAATTGACAGAGATGGCCTAAAAGACTAAGTGTCCTGGTGCCTTCTTAGGTAATCTATGGCGGCCTGGAGGAATTCAACGTTATCCTTGAAGAATCCCAGGGCGCTATTACATTGCTTGCATAAAATGCCTCTTACTTTACCAGTCTTATGACAGTGGTCTATAGATAACTGCCTTTTTTGGGTGCGGTCTGGTGAGAGAGCTATTTTTTCCTCTTTGCATATTTCGCACTTATTGCCTTTTTCGGTGACTAAGCGCTCATACCCCTCAAGCCCATCTACACTATAATGTTTTTTTATATTCCTATCCAAAACACAGCGCCTACTTTTGTATTCGCCATCCTTACTTTGACTTCTATACATCTCGTTTTCTCGCAACCAACCGTGTTTTTTGCATTTGCCAAAAGACCATTCAGGTGGAACCTCTACATCTAAAGTGCTGGGTTCGCCTGTATGACCAGGTAAGTCATAACTTCCATGCGTATTGAATCTATAGCGATGAGTTGAGCACATAACGCCGCCATTAAAAATCCTATTCACACAGGTATTAACGCGACATTCTCGATATTCTTTCAAGTATTTGTTAGTTGATGTTCTATCATGCACAGGCATTTAATACCCCTTAGGTATTGTCCTTATTAGAAAAACAAGCCAGCTAGATAAGGTGTCTAGGATTCGCGTTGCAGGCGCTAGGCTTGAACTTTTTATTATACAGCGTATTATTGTTTATGTGTAGCCAGCGTACCGGGTTCCGAACCGGAGTTGCACAAATCAAGCGCGTATTAGTCTTTCCGCTTAGACAAGAGAATAAGTTACATACTTTTTTTGTTGTTTAATTTTTATGGAGAGTACATATCATGTCCAATAATACCTTTAATAACACACAATACGTATTAGATGACGTATTTGTTCGATTTTGGAACTCATTGAGTTTTGCACGCACCGCTAACAGAAACCTTGAGGGTGATTTCAAAAACTTACGTTTCGCTACTGGCCAAACCATGAACTATCGTTTAGAGCAACGATATTTAGCTGGTGAAGGCGCGTCTGCAACATCTGAAGCAGTTGTTCAGGTTGTTCGTCCGTTATCAATTACAAAGCAATTCCGTACAATGGTTGAGTACACTGGCTTTGACTTAACGTTTGACCGCGCACGTGATGAACCTTACTTAGAAATGGCCAATGCGCCACGGGCAAAACGTCTTGCCAATATGGTTGAGAACTTTATTGCTGGCGACAACTTTCAAAAGCAAACATATCAAGCAGTCGGTACACCTGGTGTTGCTGTTGATTTCAACACAATCTTGTTAGCTGATGCTTACATGACTGAGCTAGCTATTCCTGAAGACGGTAAGCGTTACGCTGGTGTTCCACCTCGTACGGCTGCATCTTTGTCGAATGATTTGTATTCTACATTCAACAACACAGTGAATGAAGGCGCGTTGATGGATGGCTTTATCGGTCATTTATCTGGGTTTGATTTCTTCAAAACTAACTTCTTGAAGCGTCAAATTTCTGGTGCTGGTGAAGCTGGTGGTACTCCCCCTGCTGGCTTTAAATTGGGTGGTATCGTAACCAACGGCCCTATTTCTTCTGGTAATACGATTTCTGTAAGTGGTGTTGCTGCTGCTTCTGTTGTATTTAAAGAGGGTGACATTATTGAAGTTGATGATGACGACGGTGTGTTCATGATTAACCCATTGACATACGAAGCATTATCTCAACGTGCTCAGTTCGTTGTAACTGCTGATGTAACGTCTACCGGTGGCGGTACTGCAGATATTCCTGTT